AACGTGTATGTTCCCGCATCAAGTGTACTAGGATTTGAGATAGGTACTTGTGTTGCTCCGTCAAGATAGTATGCGGTTTCGTTGTATGTGCCGTGGATGTACTCTCGTGAACCTGTTGCCCCGTAGAACTGTAACTCTGCAAATGTAACGTACTGATTGCCCTCGTGCGTATAATTCGATTCTGTAACGTACAATCTAAAGCGCGTTGCATTTATGTTGGTGCTATATGCTTTGCCATATAATGTGTTTGCCGTTGTGCAATCCGCAAAAGAAGCATCATTACTGTAATCTACCCAATCACTTCCGTCATAATACTGAATCTTTGACGTTTTCGGGCCTTTTACTGCGGTCGAAGTTTTTAATGTTACAAGTTTTACATTTACCGCGGTCGGGAATTGATACTCTATCCATTGAGGAACACCTACTACACCGTGCCATGCGGTTGATACGTTATCATCAAATGCTAAATATGCTTCATATCCTGTTGTTAATACGCTACTTGCGCTTGCAACACCGCTCGGTGTCGTATCACTTGTCATTATCGGCACAAGACCACGACCACTCAAAACATAATCAGCATACGCACTCGCCACAATCGCACTCGCCCATGTACTATTCCCTAACAACGCATCACAACATACATCGTACTGTCCGATGAGGTTCATGGCGTACTGGTTGTCGGTAATACATATGTCTGCGGCATATAATTGAAGTTCTCTGACGGAAGAATAGTAAGAACCTTGAAATACACCATTAGTTACATAGAAACGATAATATTTATAGGCCGTTGTATTTTCAAAACTATGCCAAAATGACTGTGAATCTACATACGTTGTCTGTGTGGTTTCCGCAAGCAACGTATTTGTATCTGACACAAAATTATCGTTTGATGCAACTAATCTATAAACTTGGTTGCTTGAATTGCTATCTTTATAAACAGTATGTTTTAAAGCTTTTACTGTAACAGGATTCGCAAACTCATACTGAACATATATGTCAGTAGATGATTCACCTGCTGATTCCCAAAATGTACTTACATTACCGTCAAAAGCCATGTAAGCCATATGACTACTATCAATTACACTCTTTGCGCTTGCCGTTCCACTAGGAGTGGTATTGCTAGTCATTTTAGGAACAAGCCCCTCAGCCCATGTTTCACACCTTGCCATATAAGCACAAGCATTTGAATCACCCAAGAGCGCATTAAACGTAACGGAATCGGCTAATACATCAGACAAGGTTGTGTATGTGGTCTTATCCTTTATCCCTGCGCACTTTAACCACGTCTGAACATCGTCTGTGGGTGTAACTGTACTTCCGTCAGGAATAAGGTCTATCGTGATAGATTCGCTCTGTCCTTGTGTTGTGATAGTTACGTTCTCACTTGCCGTGTCACCGTCTTTTGAAACTGTGATAACAAACGTGCCAAGGTGATATACAGTAAATGTTTCAGGGTTAGCCGTAGCCGTGTAACTCTCTCCTTGGCCTACACAAGTACAAGTTGCACCAACGGGGTATGTTACTATAATCGTTCCTACTGGTATTGAAACATTAGTTGTGTATACCTTTACTGTGTCTACATCGACTGTCTTTGTTGTGGTCTGACCGCTATATACGGAAGTAACTGTATATGTTCCATATTCGGGTACGTCTGCTTCATAGATGCCACTTGATGTTTCTACTGCGGCTACCTCAATAGCACCCTTTGTTATTGTGACTGTTGAACCGTGGTCTGATGTGATTCTGAAATGAGGAAGTATAGCGTTTCCAGGGTCACCCTTATCGCCCTTATCTCCTTTAGGTAAAACAAAATCAAATACTGCCGCCGTTGATGTTCCGCTATTCGTTACGCTTGCGGTAACACCACTTGTAACACTACCAACTGCTATTGTTCCAGTATTACCAGTATCACCCTTGTCACCCTTCTGTAATACGAAGTCAAGGACTGCGGCACTTGTTGTACCACTATTGACAACACTAGCCGTTGCGCCAGTAGTTACTGTTCCGACTGTAATCGTAGCCGCACTACCCGTGTCACCTTTTGCGCCCTTTATTGCGCCTATATCTTCCCACGCTAAATTGTCAACGTCCCATATATAAACGTGTTCGTTTGCTTCAACATAGTAAGCATCACCTCTCTGACCAGTAGGGTGTGCGCTCTGCAAGTCTGATAACGTATTGTATGATGCTAAAATTGTAAGGCCAGTACCAGGGTCACCTTGGTCACCTTTAGGAAGTGTGAAATCAAGGATAGCGGCTGATGATGTACCTCTGTTTGTAACGGAAGCATTAGCACCACTTGTGACCGTACCTACCTGAACAGTAGCGGCACTACCGGCATCACCTTTAGGGAATGTGAAATTGAAAATAGCATCTGTGTTAGAACCAGTATTCGTAACTGCTGGGGTAACACCACTTTCAACCGTTCCTATTGCTATGGTAGCGGCATCACCTTTATCACCCTTTTCACCGTTAGCAACTGATAAGAATGTTGCATTTCCTTCGGGGTTATCCGTTATCGTTACGTTTGAAGAAAACTGTAATCTTGAACGGTTAGGATATATATATCCGTTTCCGTCCTCAATTCTGTGACCGCTTGATGCCGTACCTACATACGTTTCACCACCGTCTGTTGATACCTCAATAGCCATATCTGCGTTTGTGCGGATATTCGTGATAGTATCTGAACCGACTTTACTCTCAACGCCTAAATCCTCTAACTCGTCTACTAACGTATTGTGTTTCGGTACGATAACGTCAAGGGCTATCTCGTCAAACTTCTCCTGCATTTCGGAAGTTGAAAGTCCAGGTGTGTCGGGCAAACCAACTACACCTTTATTCACTAAATCCGCTTCTGTGATTTTTGTTAAAGCCATAATCTACTCCTTATCCTTTGTAGTTGCCGTTCTCGACATACTCAAAAGCAATATCATATATTCCAAAAGGCTCGTTTATTTCATCATTCGTTAGCCTTAACCTAAACTTGTCAACCTTTTTAACCCTTACTTTCGTAGGAATTGTGTGTTGTGTTTGGTCTGCACTGAATGAAAACTTTGAAAATACAAGATTCATAAATGAAAGATATCTTCCCGAAGATTCGTCTTTCTTTACGAACTGCCATATTCCACGATTCATTACCCATATTCCAACTGACGTTGCCAGTGCCGCGTCTAGTTTTACGGCTATGTATCTTAATGTCTTATTCTTGTAGAATAACTTTCCGTCAATGTCGGGGGTTTCCCACATTGCTTCTATGGCTTCTCCGTCGTCGTTGTATGAACTCAATGAATATTTATCTTTATGGAATCTGCAAACTCTACCGTCCTCTGTTCCAAAGTAAAGTCGCTCGTCCTGCTCCCACATTACCCTTGCTGGTAAGTTGGTTCTGTAAAATCCTACATACTGTCTTGTTGAATACGGTCTTGACTTATCTGTATGTACTGGCTGAAGTCCGTCAAGGATATATGCTACTCCGTTAAGACATAACCAATACATTTCCTTAAAGACAAAACCATACGCATTTTCCATGTGGTTTTCTTCGAGAAGTTTTCCGTCCAAGAAATAACTTCGGTTCTGTGCGTATTTCTCACCCGTTATATCTTGCGCTGTAACTGCGTATATGCCGTTTTTAGTGAGGAAAAGAGGTTCGGTAGACAAATATGCGAACGTGTATTTTCCGACTGCTCCAGCCCCTTGTAGCGTGTTTATAATACGGAATGACGGTTCGTTCTCTACCAAGTCACCTTCACGCAAGATTATGTTTTGGTCTTTTTCCATGTAATCTTTATGCGCGGCCAAGTAGTTTGAAATTACGGAATAACCCATAATCGCACTAGCTGAACTACCTAACATGGAATAAGAAGTATCTGTAAAGTATGTAGGGTCATACTGTCCTGAATACCAGTCATAGTTTATGTAATCGGGATTCCCGGAAACAAATAGTCTGTCAAGCGCACCGTTTACGCCGAACAGAGTACCAAACGTACATTTGTTTATTCTGTCTGCATAACCTGAATTTGTTTTATATGCTTGTATCTTGACGTTATCTTCACCACTTAAAGGGCTAACTCCGGGTGGGCTTGAAAAGTGAACTACGCCAGTTGCGTAGTTTATTGAATACGCTGTACCGTATGTTTGCTCTACCCATTCACCGCTACTATTTAAAAGCCATACCGTAGGCTGTGTTTCGTCAAGATTCTGAAAAGATAAGTTATAATCAGATATTCCAGCTTTACCAAGGAACTGTTCTGTAAATGCCGGTGTCAAAAGATTCAGGTCTTCATACGGTTCGCCACCGCCTTCAGGGTCTTTTGAAATAGTTACAAGCGGTACATACGCCACGCTTTCTACTGTTTGAACGCTAAAGGTTTCTGCGCCGCCCACTGTGGTCTTTTCGGCTACAAGAAATTTCTTTCCGTCAAGGATATACAACTTGTTTTCAAATTCCCATGACTTACTTCTTGCATCATTAGCCCCGGTATAAACTACCGCACCCTTGTAAAAGAATTTCGTTCCAGCGTGTACCAGTCCATAGTTATCGTTACGCATCATGTGAAAACCATTTATCTGTAAAGGTGTCTGCGCTTCGTTTGTGTCCTTGTAGGTTGCTATCGTTTCATAGCCCATGCACTTACGGATTTTGCCGGGAACGTCACGAATCATATTTACCGTGTTCGGTGATTTTGTGTTCTCGCATGATGCCGGTGAGTTAGTAAAATCTGCACCAAGAAATGTATCTATTGTTAAAACGCTCTTTGCCGGGCTTTTGGGAACTTTGAAAGAAACTGACATTTAAATCCACCCACTCTCACTTGTGAATCGTTCAGATGAGGGTGCGCTGACAGAATCTTTAAGTCTTTCAAACGCTACCTCAAATTCATTTCTATAAACTGTTGATATTCCAGCATCGTCATCCTTATAAAGCTGTGATGCCATATATAACGGCAACAAAGCTTCTACTTCAGGGTCAAGTGACAATACTTCATCATCCGGGGTATCAAGGGTTATCTCTTGCGGATATGCCTTGTAATATACCTTGTAATTTCCGGGAATATCTCTAGGTAAAACTAAAACCTTGAAACCTTCCTGAAAGAAATCGCTTGTTGCCTTGTATCTTGATATATCCTTGTCACCTTCGTATATAACGTGTTCAAGGTCTACCATGTAATAATCAGGTGCTAAATCAGGCAAGTTGTATCTGATATTCTGTGAAAAAGGCTGAATGTCATCTGCACTTGCATAATTAGCCATATACATAGCTACGTTTTTGAGCGATAAAGGATAATCACTATAAAACTTTAATGACA